GTAACTAATGCAATTTTAGCTGTCGAATCATTAAACGACCCTAAATAAAACAACGTATAATCACCGGGGTGTTTTCCAATATTGTCATCTGAATTTACATGATCTCCAAAAGTTCTTATTGCCTGTCCTTGTTCAGGTAAAAACCACGGAGGAAAAAAAGCTTTTGCTTTTTCATCGTATATACTAAACATTTTATGTATCATTTTCGTATGACCTCTTTACTCTTTTATGCCCAGCCAGGGCTACTTTATGTTTTTGATTTAACCGGAAATGATTATTATCTTTTTCCAGTATTTTCGCTTTCGCTTTTCTTTTAACTTTTAACTTTTCAGCATTATCTGGTTCCTCCAATTCATATTTTCCAAAATAATAATCAGGCGGTCTCATCACAACGCCTTTTTTATTCGGTAACTTATCAGATGGAAAACAATCTGATTTGTATTTTTCATACCAAGATAAACCAATTGCTGGCTTTGTACTCATTGTTGCATATTCAGGTTTTAAAGAAAATTCATTAACGATTTCACCTTCTTGGTTTATATCAAATCTTTTATAATGCTCCTCTTTTAATTTTCCATTAATTTTTTTTGTTACATAGCGAGCGCAATAAGCAACACTTTCAAAAGTGACAGCGCCAATAGCATGAATACCAAAAGGCCACAAATCACTGAGTTCTTTTGACGTGTACAATATATTGGCTTTGTTTTTTCCACTTTCGACCTTATCTTCGAAATCATGATTAAAGATAATTGCATGATAATGCGGACGACTATATTTTTCTCCATATTCACCACAGTGATAAAATTTTATACGATGCCTTTCAGCATGTTTATTATATAAATCCTCCTGTGTTTTTTTATCATAAGGGTTCAGAGGAACATATTTTTTTCTAAGCCTTTTCATAAATAATTGAAAATGCTCTTTTACTAATTGACCTCCGTAAATTGGTTTTTTTTCTTGATCGTGTCCGATCAAATAACGATTAGGAATATTTTCATTATCATAAGTTAACGTGATAAATGTATTTTTTCCAGAATATGACATATCCGCTTCATTCATACAACGCATAGCCCATTGTCTGGAATTTTCCAATCTACAGCCTATACACTGACCACAAGGAACAGTAACAGGCATATCGATATAACCGTTTGCAACATTAAAAGTAATCGATCTTTTACCCGATGGGTTTTTATGACGAGACCGGTATCCTTTGAGCGGTTTGAAGCAAGGCATTTCACAATCTTGTCCCGCCACGCATTGGGCGTGACTTTGTATTGAACTTATGAGTCAATCCCGCCGTTTTTTTATAATATTTTTTTGATTTTTTAGAAGATAACTTGAAACGTTTTTTCATGAGATTTTTCTCCATAAAGCGTTACTTTGAATTTTTAAGATAAGGCCTGGACGATACTCCTGATTCAATTTAATCCTTTTGACCATAAAGGAACCTTAATATCATCATAGACTAAAAAGCCATTTTTTACAAAGAAAGAGATAAATTATTGAATTATAAAGACTTTCTTTTTGTTTAGGTAAGACACCACCTCTTTCTGAGGGATTATGGTGTCACCTAGTACAGTTGCATCAAGGGGCAACTGTACAATTTGAAAGCCTTCCAACAGTGAGAAGGTCATAAAAAAGCCCCGATTAAGGGGCTTATTCGCCTTTACAGGCGTTTTTAGATCATGAACATGATCAAGGTATGGTTTCAGCAGGTGGAGGCGTTTCTATCGCCTCACGTATCGCTTGTAGCTCCGCTTGTGGATCGAATTTGTCGATACCCTTAGCTAGACCTAATTCGATTATTCTTTCCGAATTTTTAGGATCATTTACGAACTCAAAGAATTGAGCCGGATCGTTTCGAAATTCATTACGAATTTCAGATGGTAATTCAGAGAACATACGATCAGCTTTTATTGATATATTCATCGCCTGATGATAATCAATAGGCAGAATGTCGTCATACATTCCCTGATTAGCCAGGGCTGCCGATTCTGCGATTTGATAAGGATGTCTTTTTACAATTTCGTTAATATCACAATCATCTTTAAATGATTGTTTTGTCATATTTTCAGACTTTGAACAGTCTAAGACTGGACGTCTATTTTTGCGATCTTCTCTCATCATCTACTCCTTCTTTTCATGAATTTTTCAAATTCTCTTTTTGCCTTGTTTTTAGGCAAAGGTTTATTTTTACGTTTTATAGAACTAGGTAAATCTCTTAAAGCTCTTATAGTAGCTTTTGAATCATTAACAGTATTACCAACGAACTCAGAGAATCCTGATGCCGCATCGGAGAATTTACTTCCGATAGATTTAGCCGTTGATACATTACTTTTACCTATATCAATACCCTCCTTTAATATTTTTAATTTTATCTTTTCTACTTCAGCTTGTGTGGCATTAATATCACTTGCATTTTCAGTAAGCTTTGTCTCTGCTTTTAGCTTATTTGTAGACGCTATTTGCAGTGCAGAAGCCGCCATATCCTTTACAGGATTTTGCATAGCAATTGATGATCCACCAGATGCCCTTGCACCACCTCCACCGGTGGCAGATAAAATTGGATTAAGTCCAGCCGCTTCTAAATCAGCGACTTCGTATTGATGAGCATTTTGTGCCATTTCTCTTTGAAAAGTTATATTACGGGCATTTTGAGCTGAATTTGCTCTATTACCCATTATTCCACCGATAAGGCTTGCGCCTCCTCCAATCAATGATCCAGCTATTATTGGTGCTACCATAATTTTTTTCCTTTAGAAATGATCAATCATACCAGGCACTGAGAATGTAGGCATTGGACGAGCGCAACGTAAATTTATATATGCATCCAAATTAAAATCAGGTTGAGCCGGTGTAGCCACTACTCGAGAGATTGGCGGATTATCAGTAATAAAAGCATCCGATAACGTTTGTAAACCCGAAAATTCTTGTGACAAATGCCAAGAATCTAAAGGAGTAGCCGCAGATGATCTGAACGCACCAGTTATTTGAGATGGCTTATATCTTAATTCTGCCCAGCGTTCTTGATATCCAAACACTTTATCATTATCAGGAGTACCAGTTGAACCCGTATCAGTTGCAGGATCTTGTAAAAACAATTCACCATGTAGAACAGCTTGTTCACCTAAATGAGCCAAACTCGGAAGATAATAATCATATCGAGTTGATCTGGTAAACATTTTATTAAGACCTTGTTGATATGTTAAATCAGCACGAACATTAACTATTCCAATAAGAATACAATGCTCAGAGAACGATTTAACAAAACCATTACGTGAAGAAACAGTAGAACTAAACGCAGCTAAATTACCTTGAGGAGTAGTACCAGTTTCACCTTGCTGAGTTACTGGCGTAATATTAATTGGTTGTGAACCACCACCTAAATACTCACTACGTTGAACACGAGCATCAGGAGAAGTTACTCCGAAATGCGACTTAATCATTTCTGGATAACGCGTGCCTGCTCGAGCATCTTTTTCTAGAATTTTTTGAACTTGAAACGCTTCGCGTAATTGGTTAATTGTTGCTGCTGTTGCTTCTGATAAATCTGCAATAACATTAGGAAAATTTGTATTATTTGGATCTTCTTCAATTAGCACTCGATTTGGCACTTGACCATCAGCATCACCAATCGTTTTATATGATGTATATGTTGAGTTTATTGATTGACCCGTCTCTTTAACTGCAACAGATCCAGCCGTCCAAGTAGTATCTGCAACACCTAAACCCAAAACAGGTGCAGAACTACCTAATGGCAAACTAATAGAATCACCTTTTTGGGGCCATGGTAAACACGAGGTAAAATAATCATGTCTTTTACCACGTTGTAATAATACATAATCGGCCGGACTATCGGGACCATCATCTTTATCAACAACGACAGAATCTTGAATATTCTGGTCTCTAAACCATTCGTTCCAAATTAAGTTATAAGCACGATGATATAAAGAAACATGATCAACATCAGGGACACCCGGAGGGATACCGAGATAATCGTGTAAGCTGCCTTCGGCATAACCAGTAATAGCAGTAGAAGGCATAATAGGAATTGTGTAATCAATTGAATCACCGGGATCTACCTGTTCACCATTAAACTTTTTCCAATTATCCCAAACTAATCGGTACGGTACCGCAAAGAAAAAAGTGTCCAGGAACATATTATCCATAATTGGAAAGATAGGTGTATTAAGACGTGCCAACAATGTCGCATTAAGATTGAAACTGTCTCCCGGCAAAGCCTCATCAACATAAAATGGAACGAGATCAGCAGAATCAAAAGTAGTTTTATATCCATGTGAACGATCGAAGGAAGAACGAGGAACTGAAACATTTGGCACCTCAGAGAATTTATGTGTCATTACACTTTTCATTTTATAACTCCAGCAACGGGAAAAAGCGTCATCACGACGCGTTAATATTTTTTATGAAGCTTGTTCTTTTACCAGACTTGGCAATTCAACTTCTTCAATTTCACTGATAACAGATTTTACAGAATGATCAATAATAAATTCAACACC